CCGGCTCACTGATCCCGATTCCTGACTACTGCGAATATGAGGATCAGGCGCAAGAGCTAGACAACCTGACGCAGCGCATCTACTTGCTGACTAAGGCTTGCAAGGCTGTTGGTGTGTTTAACGCTGAATTTAAAGAGTTGGCGCGGATGTTTAGCGAGGGTGTAGACAACAAGCTATTCCCTGTGACTGCATGGGCGGCAATGAGCGAAAAGGGTGGGCTGAAGGGTGCTATCGACATGATGGACACCTCGCAGATCATCATTACGTTGCGCGAGTTGTACGCATCACGGGAGCAAGTCAAGCAGTCTATCTACGAAATCATGGGCATTTCGGACATTCTGCGCGGCTCATCTAAAGCTACGGAAACTCTTGGCGCACAGCAGCTAAAGGCTAACTTTGGCAGCTTACGACTAAGAAGCAGCCAAGGCGATGTGGCGCGGTTTGCCACTGAAATTTTTAAGCTCAAAGCGCAAGTTATTTGTAAGTTTTACCCGCCTGAGCTAATTGTTGAGATGTCGGGTGTGATGAACACGCCGGATGGTCAAGACCCGCAAATGCTGCAAGCTGCGATCCAGATGCTGTCAAACAGCACGATCCGCGACTTCCACATTGCAGTCGAGGCTGACAGCCTGGCCCAAATTGATGAGCAAGCAGAAAAGCAGGGCGCACAAGAGGCAATAGCGGCTATTGGCGCATTCTTGCGTGAGGCAATCCCCATGATTGGCGGTGCGCCAGAGACTTTGCCTATGGCTTCGGAGATGCTGCTGTTCTTGGTGCGCCGGTATAGGGCTGGCAGAAGTTTAGAGTCGGCTGTAGAGCGAGCAATGAAGGCGCTGCAAGACAAGGCAGACCAAGCCAAGCAAATGCCTCCACAGCCCGATCCTGAACAGATGAAAATGCAGGCGCTGAGTCAGTCTGAGCAAATGAAGATGCAGGCTCAAGCCCAAACAGATCAGATGAAGATGCAGGCAGATGCACAGATGGCGCAGGCTAAGGCCCAGCTAGACATGCAATTGCAGCAGATGAAGATGCAGTCAGATATGCAATTGGAGCAAATGAGGGCTGAATTGGAGACTGCCAAGCAAAACACCGAAATGCAGATCAAGGCCAGAGAAATGGCCGGAAGGGAAGAATATGAGCGATGGAAAGCAGAACTTGACGCAGCGACTAAAATCATGGTGGCGCGGATTGGTAGTAACCCTGGAGTCGATCTTCCTGTGGTTGAAGCAGCGGCTGCTCAAATAACCAACGAGCTAGGCGGCACGATTCTTACGGCAATGGACAAGATTGCCATGATGCACGACCAAATGGCTAACATGCACGGCGAGTCAATGCAGAACATTGGCATGGCAATGCAAAAGCTCAATGCGCCAAAGAAAGTGGTTAGGGGTGCTGACGGCCTAGTGATTGGTGTGGAGACAGCATGAGCTTAGCCCTTGCTGACAGGGTAAGACAGACCACAACGTCAACGGGCACAGGGACAATTACCCTTGATGGCTCGGTTGATGGGTTTCAGTCGTTTGCGGTGATCGGCAACAACAACACGACCTATTACACGATTGCTGGCGGTACGCAGTGGGAGGTGGGGATCGGGACGTACTACGGCGGGACGCTGGCAAGAACGACTGTCATATCCTCCTCTACAGGCGCTAAACTTAACTTGGCGGCTGGCACAAAGGATGTGTTTGTTACGCTACCTTCAAGCGTAGCAATCACCAGCGGCACGGATGTTACGTTCACCAAAGTCACAACGCCGGTAGTCCAGGCCACCAATTCGGGCGGTTTGGCCTTAAAAAATTCCGCAGGCACAACGCAATTGAGCATGGGCGCAGGCGGCGGCGACAATATTTCCCTGAACGTATCGACTAACCTTAACGGCGCAAATGCTCAAATAGACATTAGTCCAACAGGTACGGGCCATGTCCACATGAAGCCAAGTGGCACTGGATCGGTTGAGATAGCGCCAATAAGTGCGGGAACTTTGGATAATCTGGTCATTGGCGGCATTACGCCAAAAGCCGTGACAGCAACATCATTGACCACTACCACTGGCACAATCTCCACTGCGCCAACCGGCGGCACAGACATTGTGAACAAAAATTACGCAGATGGATTGTCGGCTAATTGGGGCGCTTAAATGTTTGGCTATGCTGCATTTGCGGAATTGCCATTTGCGACTGTAGGCGCAGGCGCAGCGCCACCACCACCTGAAGCCCCAATTGGCGGTCACTTTGGCTTTGATGAGAAAAAACGTGATGCACAGTGGGCTAAAGACCAAAAAGTCGAGGCGCAGCGCAAGCTAAAACTTAGAGAAGCGCTGTTTGGCCTGCCGCCAGAGGTACGAGAAGAAATCACATCATCACCTGAACAGACAATAAATGTTGCAATAACTAAACAAGTTAACTATGATGCGCTGATGCTGCGGGTCAAAGACCTACAAGCTAAAGTCAGGCTTAAGCAAGACGATGAGGATGTTGCAATGATTTTGGAGATGTTATGAAGCGTACTTGGGTTTTCCCTGCTGACGGCAGCGAGTCTTACGAAATAACGCCAGGCGCAAATAGAGGCCAGACAATCACTACTGTAATGGGCGATATAGAGCCTTTTCGATCACCAGATGGCGTAATGATTTCAGGGCGCAAGCAGTGGCGGGAGCATTTAAAAGCTACCGACAGCATCGAAATGGGCCATTCTGATGTAAAGTATGCTCAACAAGAGTGGAACAAGAAAAAGGAAATCCAGCGCGAAAGGCTCAAGGGTCAAGTCGCCACAGTGCAAGAGTTTGACCGGCCTGGCTCACCAATTGCGCCCATGCGTATGAGTGGATTGAACGTAGAGATGGCAAACCGGCTGCACAACAGACCCATGCCGGAGCGCAAAGAGATGATTAAGATGACTTTGGAACAAATGAAAAGGATGAAGTGATGGAAAATGAAGTTGTCGCACCCGACACTGTAGAAACACCAGCACCAGAAACGCCAGCGGTAGAGGTCAAAGCAGAGCCTAGCCGTGCAGACACAATTCGCGAGGCAATGAAGCAGTCGGACGATAAACCGCCCCGTCTTGCCCGTGCCCCGAAAGAGGCCAAAGAGCCAAAATTCCCCACTGAAAAAACCGAAGCTCCGAAAATGGCAGAAATGCCTAAATCGTTGAAGCGCGAGCTAAAAGAGCATTGGGAAAGAGCGCCAAGCGAGCTACAGCAAGCCATTGCCCAGCGTGATGCAGACTACGAAAAGGGCATTGCCAGCTATAAATCCCGCGATGCAGAGGCTAGGCAAATTACAGAGCAATTTGCGCCTTATGAGTGGATTTTGCGTAACGAGAACACTACGCCAGCAGCGGCCATTGGCCCACTGTTGCAGACGGCAGCGCTGCTCCGGACAGGAACGCCACAGCAAAAGTCTCAGGCTGTTGCCCAGATGATCCAGCAGTTCCAGATTCCGCTAGACCAGGTGGCATCATATTTTAATGGCGAGATGCGCCAGCCAGAAAATAATCATTACAATCAATTAGCGCAGCAAGTTCAGCAATTGACCCAGCACATCACGCAAAGTCAATATGAAGCGCAAAAACAGAATGAAAATCGAGCACTCTCGGTTATCCAGCAGTTTGCAGGCGACCCCGCAAACATGCATTTTGAGGCAGTCTCCGACAGAATGTTGCAGCTTCTCCAAGCTCCACAGGTGTTAGGTGACACAAGTCAAATGTCAGAACGCGAGAAATTGCAACTGGCTTATGACACGGCAGTGCGGCTTGATCCGGCTATCGCGCAGCAGTTTTATGCTCAACAGCAGCAAAACACGCAGGCAGCTAACCAAGTGCAAAGAGCAAAAACAGCGGCGGTGCAAGTACGCGGAGCGCCAAGCTCCAGTATCGGCGGCGCTATTAATCAGTCAGATCGGCGAGCCGTCATAGCCAATGCGCTGCGGCAAGTCGGATAAAAAGGGGTAAATTATGGCATACGCCAATAGTAATTACTCAGACGTTTTGGCAACGACTATTGAAAGTCGTTCCGGCATTGTTGCGGATAACGTGACAAAAAATAATGCCTTGCTGACCCGTCTGCGCGAGAAGGGCAAAATGAAGCCTTTCTCTGGTGGTTCGACAATCTTGCAAGAGTTGTCATTCCAAGCCAACAGCACAGCCATGTACTACTCGGGCGCTGAAACACTAAACATCTCTCCAGCAGATGTGATTAGTGCTGCTCAGTTCCCGATTAAACAGGCGGCTGTAGCAGTCACGATCAATGGTTTGGAAATGCTCCAGAACAGCGGCGAAGAACAGATCATTGATCTATTTGATGCCCGTTTGGACGTTGCTGAGGCATCGATTGAGAACTTGATCTCCACTGGTATTTATTCGGATGGTACGGCCAACAACGGCAAGCAGATCACTGGTCTGCAAGCTATGGTGGTTGCATCTCCTGGTACTGGCGTGGTCGGCGGCATTGATCGTCAAACATGGTCATTCTGGCGCAACCAGACGTTCGACTTTACTTCTGATCTGGGTGCTTCCGCATCTAGCTCTAACATTCAGTCGGGTTTTAACCGACTGTATGCAAAGACAAGTCGCGGTTCTGACGTTGTTGACTTGATCCTGTTGGATAACAATCTGTGGGGCTTCTTCATGTCCTCACTGCAAAACATTCAGCGTTTTCCTGGCTCTAGCAAGATGGCCGAACTCGGCTTTGTTGCATCCAAGTACATGAATGCGGACGTTGTTCTAGACGGCGGTATCGGCGGGAATATTCCTACCGGCACAGGCTATTTCTTGAACACGAAGTACATTTTCTTCCGTCCTCACGCTAATCGGAACTTTGTTCCAATCGGTGATGAGCGTATGTCTACCAATCAGGACGCAATCGTGCGCTTGATCGGCTGGGCTGGCAATATGACTGCCTCGGGACTTCAGTTCCAAGGCATTATGACTGAATAAGGAGCAAATATCATGTCATCAGATTACGTCACAGACGGCAAAATCGGCATTGATTTGACGGCTACTTATGCGTCAACCAGTGCAGGCTCTACAACCCTTTTTCCTGTCACGCCAGGCACTCGGGTAAATACGAGCAATAACGGCGTTTACATTTTTGTCCGCGCAGAAAGCACTATTGCTGCTTACGATGCGGTCATCATGTCAACGTATGCAGATTCAGCAAGCCAAACACCCGTTATGCGCGCTGTTCCTGTAACAACTACCAACGCTGCTGCGCTGGGTTACAACATGGTTGGCTTTGCCCAAACCGCAATCGCATCTAGCTACTACGGCTGGGTCGGTATAAATGGTTTGCTGCAAGTTAACCTGTTGGTTGGTTGCAATCCAAAAGTGCCGTTGTATACAACTGCAACAGCGGGTTCGCTGGATGACACAACTGTGTCGGCTGGCTTTATCCAAGGTATTGTGGCTAACACATCGGCCACCAGCGCTAGCGCACCATATTGCATGGTGAACAACGCTGGCCTGATGCCATCTAACCCTGTGTAAAAAATTGGCCTCTCCCTTAAAAAAGGAGGGGTCTTTTTAATGAGTCTTTTACCTCTAAAAATCACTGGTCAGTGTGTGTCGGATGACGATACACTTTTCGGGCACATGGATGCAGCGGTGGCACGGGGCTATCCTCAAGTCACACAAGCGCTAGAAGCCAAAGAGGGCCGGATCGTATTGGTTGCAAGTGCGCCAAGTGTCAAAGGGCAGTTAGAGCTTATTAAAAAGATGCAGGCTGACGGGTTGCCCATTGTGGCAATTAAAGGGGCGCATGATTGGCTGATTGATAACGGCGTAATACCAGATTACGCTTTAGCCATTGACCCGCAAGAACACCGGATAGCGTTTCACAAGCCACACCAGGCTGTGCATTACATGATTGCCAGCCAGTGCCATCCGGCCATGTTTGACAATTTAGAAGGCTTTGATGTCACGCTTTGGCATCCGTACATTAAAAAAGGCCAAGACCGGCCTAAAAACTGCATGCTTATTGGCGGCGGCACAACGTCCGGCCTGCGAGCCATTTCCCTGTTTTATGTCCTTGGCTGGCGCAATTTTGAGCTATTTGGCTTTGATTCGTGCAATGACGGCGACCAGCTACGGGTCAACGGCGATGGCCTGAAAGACGGCGACAAGCTGATTGAGGTGAGGATAGAGCCAAAGGGCGAGCCTTACTTTTGCAATGCTGCAATGGCGCTGCAAGCTGAACACTTCCAGACTTACTACGATTATCTGCCGGATGCCACATTTACGGGCCACGGGCATGGGCTGATACAGGCCATCATCAAGAAACGCAGCCAGAACGTCTTTGAGCTAGCAGGCTTGATTGACGGCAGAAAAGAGCTAAACAATCGCACATCGTTTATCCATTGGGGTGACAACAAGTCAGCAAGCTGGCGCTATCGGGCCAAGATACCGGCAGGGGATTGGGCAAGCCTGAACGATTTGACGGCTGACACGCTGGTGTTTGCTAAGCCCCAAGCGCATGAGTTAATGGACATGGCACGGGCCAAGGCTAGGGGCGCATGGATAGTCGTGGATTTCTGTGACGATCACTTTGATTGGATGCACTACAGCGAGGCGCTGCGGCTGGCAGATGTGGTCACTTGCCCCACTGAGGAGATGGCAAGGCGCATCAAAGCGCTAGGGCGGGATGCCGTGGTGATTGCTGATCCGTTTGAATATCCGCTAAAGAAGCCCCATTGCAAGGGTGTTAACTTGCTGTGGTATGGTCATCAGGTTAACAGGGCTAGCTTAGAGCGCATTCTTCCAGACTTAGCGGGTTATCACCTACGGGTGGTTTCCAACTTTGCTGGTTCTATTCCGTGGTCAAAAAAGACCATGCTTAAAGAGTTTGCACAGGCTGATATTGTGGTGCTACCGGCGACAGAGACATACAAAAGCGCCAACAGAGCAATTGAGGCAATCCGGCAGGGTTGCTTTGTGGTGGCAGAGCCTCATCCGGCTTTAGAGGGTTTTCCTATCTACATTGGCAACATCAAGGACGGCATTGAATGGACATTAAAGAACAAAGCAAACCGGCTCATATCCAAGGCGCAATCCTTCGTGACGGAAAGATTTTCGCCGCAAACACTAATCGAACAGTGGAAGACAGCTACGGCACGGCCTACAACCTCGGATGTGGCACAAAGAAATGGGACGGATGGATAAATGTCGATCTTTACTCTGATGTTTCTGACATTAAGTGCGATTTACGCAAGCTGGAAATTGCGTCTGATTCGGCTGATGCCGTTGCTGCGATTCATGTTTTAGAGCATTTTTATGAGTGGGAAGTCGCTGATCTGCTGACTGAGTGGAAACGGGTTCTCAAGCCTGGCGGCAAGATGATCCTAGAGCTTCCGTGCATGGACAAGGTGTTTGCTTATGTTACCAACTGTGTGGCTAACAAAGAGCCTTTGCAGCCATTTATGACCCTGAATGCGCTGTATGGTGATCCAAAGTATAAGAACGAAGCGATGTGCCACCATTGGGGCTGGT